ATGGGAACGAAACTGGAGCTCATCGGCGTCGATGACGCGAAAACGCTTATCTATGAACGAGTAGCGAAGTCGGAAGTCTCACCAGGCTTCATGCACTTTCGTAACAAGCGTCTTGAGTTCTACGAGCAGCTGCTCGGCGAAACCGTCATCACCAAGGTCACAAAAGGCCGCCCTAAACGTGAATGGGTACCGCTGAAAAACAAAAGGCATGAGGTGTTGGACTGCTACGTCTATGCCCTCGCCGCCCGTCACTCACTTTCGGTTGACTGGGATGCCAGACGCGAGCGTGCATCGATCGAGCATTTTGATGCGGTGGCACTGGACCCGGCAGCGATTGCCAGAAACTTGAGAGGTTACTGACCATGGCCGATAACGGCAATGAGGAAAACCCGGCCGCAGTCGATTGCGAGACCGAGCTGCGGAAACTTTATGACGCGATGATGCTCAAGCTGCAGGGTCGAAATCGCACCAAAGCTCGCTATGAGGATCAGGAATCCGAATACGGCTCTGTTCGCATGGCCGATCTCGAGGGAATGTATCGTGCTTGGTACAATCAATGCGGTGCGCAGTCCGGTCTTCCAGATATCACGAACAAGCAGCTTCGTGGTGGTCCCGCTCACGTTAAGCTCGGTTAACATTCATGGAAAAACCTCGTGTAAGAGTGCCTGCGGGCAGCCGCCAGATTGAAGCCGCGGGCGATGCCATGTCCATGAAAATCGCCGCTTATGGTGGTGGCGGACACACAGCTTATGAGGCTGGCGCATTTGCGAGCCGATACATGGGTCTCTGGCAACCGCCGCTGGTATCGGCCGACGTCGCAACCCTGCCCAACATCGACAACGTCAGCGCGCGAGCGTTCGACAGCATCCGCAATGACCCGTATCTGTCGAACGTGGTGCGGATTGCCCGAGACAGCATCATTGGCAATGGCTTCCGACTTCGGCTCCACCCAGACCACCAGTATCTGGGCATCAGTTATCAGGAGGCTACGGACTGGGCCCGCAAGGCGCAGGCGCATTTCCGGGTCCATGCCGAGAGCCCGCTTGGTCGCTACTCCGATGCATTCCAACGCCAGACCTTCTCGCGAGCGATGCAGACGCAACTGGTGATGAAGATGGCTGCAGGTGAAGCGGTGGGGCTTGTACGTTCGAAAGCACGACGCGGCACCAGGACGCGGACCTGCATGCAGAAGATGGACCCTGCCCGAATTCGCAACCCCAGAGGGTACTCGGATGGCGACCGGTTCCGCAAAGGCATAGAGCTCGATAATGACGGAATGCCAGTAGCAGTCCATTTCGCAAAGAGTCATCCGCAGGATTACGGGTTATCGGCAGGCGGTTACGAAACCATCCGGGTTCCGCTAAGCGACCCCCGCGGACGAGCGATTGTGCTTCTATGCATGAACGCCAACCAGGTCGATCAGCACCGCGGGATATCGGAGCTGGTCACATCACTGGTTCCGTCTCGTATGCTTTCGGAGTTCAACCGGGTGCATCTCGAAAGTGCCATCGCCCAGTCAGTGTTCGCGGCCACCATCAAATCGGACCTGAACTATGCAGACGCCATGAACATCATCGGCGCAGACAGAGTGAAAAACGTCTTGAACCGCAACCAAGGTCTTGATCCATCTGCGGCCATGCAGCTTTCATATCTGAGCTCAATGCAATCGTTCTATCGTGAGCGCGCCATGCAGCTTTCCGGCGCGCAGGTCCAGCACCTTGCGCCGCACGAAGAGCTCGAACTGCATCGACCGGACACAGTGAACAACGGCGCCGACGTCTTCGAAGCTGCACACACACGCCGGATTGCGGCAGGATCCGGTTCACCGGTCCACAACATGACGCAGAACTATCAGCAGCTGTCGTACGCTTCCGGCCGCATCGCCGAAACCAACGCTTGGCGCCATTTCGCCGTCGAGCGGGAACATCTTTCGGAAGATATCGGCATGCCCTACGCCGCCGCCTTCTTTCAGGAAGAAATCCTGAACGGGCGACTGGCGATGCCTGGCGGAATGGAACCGGCGCAGTTCTACGAGTTCCGTGATGCACTCATCATCGGTGAATTCATGAGCTGGGGCAAACCAATCATTGATCCCGTAAAAGAGCGCAAAGGACAACAGCTTGCTCTTGAGATGGGTTCAACCAGCCTCACCCGCATTTGCGATGAAGAGGGTGTGGACCTCATGGACGTCATTCAGGAGCGTGCTTTCGAGCGTGATGCCTTCGAGGAAGCAGGTCTGCCTTATCCGACCGGAGCCAGTTTTTCAGTCACTCATGGTGAGAATGACGGGGACTCGGATGATCCGGATGAAGACGAACTCAAAGATGCCGGAGTGATCAAGAATGCCTAAAGCGCACATGAAACTAGCCCGTTGCGCTGGTCGAATATTCGACAGGCCGCTGCTGATGGAACCGGAAGAGGCCGAAAGCCTTGCTTATACATTCCTTGACCTGATTGCAGCGAAGGAAGATGGCGGGACTATCGAGACAGAGACCCCGCTACTCGAAGACCGCCCGCTATACGAAGTCGTCGGCAGCACAGCCATCATTCGATGCATCGGACCTCTGGTCCAGAGGCACGACTGGCTTGCCTCGTTTTGCGGCTTTGTTGCTTATGAAAGATTGAACACCCACATCGCTGCCGCAAAGGCAGACACTAACGTCAAGCGGGTGGTGATGGAATACGACACACCCGGTGGTGAAGTTAACGGCATCAAGGAAACCGCAGACGGTTTGTATGCGCTGGCACAGGAAAAAGAAGTCATTGCGGTGGTCAATGATCGCTGCTGCAGTTCCGGGTATTTCCTTGCCTCGCAATGCACTCGCATCGTGGTCTCGCCCACCAGTCAGATCGGCAACATCGGGTGTATTCGAATGCACCGCGAATTTTCGGAAGCTGAAAAAATGGCCGGCGTGAAAACCACGCTTATCCATTATGGCCGCAAGAAGGTGTTCGGCAACAACTCTGAGCCGTTAAGCGAAGAGGCCACCGATTACATCCAAGCGTTTGTCGATACATACGGGGAACTGTTTGTCACCGCAGTCGGTCGAGGCCGCGGTCCGAAATTCAACGCAGACGCTGCACGCGAAAGTGAGGCAGCAACCTACGTTGGAGAAGATGCCGTCACTGCCGGCCTTGCCGACGAGATTGGCTATCTTGAAGAAACCTTGCGGTCGCCCGTGGGGGAATATCCATCGCCAGAAAACGATCAGGAGGATCCTATGGCAAACCAGAACAGCAAACCCACGCAGGGCGGTAACGAGAACAGCAACCCTGCTCAAACGCAAGCCCAAGAGCCTGCAATCGACGTCGAGGCCATCAAGCGCGAAGCACGCGCCGAAGGCGCCAAGGCCGAGCAGGACCGCCAGTCAGCCATCAAGGCGCTGGATGAGGCGAAAGACCGGCCCAAGCTCACCGAGACCCTTTGCGGCATGGCAGACATGACCGCCGAGATGGCAAAGCCAATTCTAGCAGGAGCCGCCGTCGAAACGCCAGCCAAGCCCGATGCCAATGCCCAAGCGGCCGCGGATCTGTCAACACAGATGGATCAGAATGAGAACCTGGCTGGCAAGGTAGGCAGCGATGCTCCTGCCGCGACCGACACCGGTACCGGCAATGTCTCTTTTCTCGCTGATCGGCAGAGGAAACGCTACGGAATGACGTCGTAAACCACGACTTCACACAGAGACGAACAACCTGACCGGCCTTGAGCCGGTTTTTCTTTGCGCCACACCCTTCGGAGGTAACTTCCATGGCCAACCAGAAATCCATCACGACCCATGAACGTGGTCGTATCCCTTCCGACCTCGTTCGCTCAATCGGCGGCGACCATTCCTTTACTGATTGCATCTTCACGTCGGGCCAAGCTGCAAAGCATGAACTTGGCCAGATCATGAAAGAGGTTGCCGGTGAGATGGTCCCGATCACAGCGGCAGCAGATACCGTAGCCGGTGTTCTGACCTATGACCTCGATGCCACCGGCGCATCCGATGTTGAAGGTTACATCCTCGACACCGACGCTGAAGTCGTAAACCTCGAACTCATTTACTTTGACGCTGCCGATGCTGCGGCCAAGGCCACAGTCAACGCAAAGCTCAAGGCACTCGGCATCAAGGTTCGCATCTCCAACTGATAGCGCTGCGACCTCATTCCCCCTCATTTTTCGATAGGAACTGAAATGAACGTCTTTGACATTTTTAACCGCCCGGAGTTTTCGGCTAACGCCCTCACTGAAGCGGTCAACATCAAACCCAACATGTACGGCCGCCTCGACGAGCTTGGCCTTTTTCCGTTTGTCGGCAAACCCACCACTTATGTGGAAGTCGAGTTCAATGAAGGCAGGCTCCGCCTTCTCACTACAAAGGAACGTGGCGCACCACCGACAGAGAACGGTCGCGGCAAACGCACAAAGCGGCAAATTCCGATGTTTCATGTGCCACAATCAGACAAGCTGATGGCGGATGATATCCAGAATGCCGTCCAGGTTGGCAGCGAAAATGCCCTTGAGAACGTTGCCAGCCTGCTGGATGAGAAACTCGATTCCATGCGCGATAACCACCACATCACGCACGAGTTCATGCGCTGGGGCGCTCTCGCCGGCGAACTTATCGATGCCGATGGTGGAACGCTGATCGATTTCTACGACGAGTTCGGGATTGTAAAGCCAACCATGAACTTCGCGCTTGACGTTGGAGCGACCAAGGTTTCTGAAAAATGCCGGGCTCTCTCTACTGAGATGGAAAGGCGCCTCAAGGGCGAGACCATGCGGTATATCCACGTCATGGCATCTCCGGAATGGTTCGAGGATTTCATCGGCCATGAGTCAGTCGCTGCTGCATATGACAAATATGCCAGTGAGCAAGAGCCAATGCGCAAGGACGTCCGCAAGGGATTTGTCCATCAGGATATCTTGTTCGAGCAGCATATCGGCGAAGCAACCTTCACGACCGACGATGGCGCTGCCGTCAATCGGAAGTTTATTCCTGCTGGTGAGGCAATCGCCTTCCCCGTCGGCACCAGGCAGGTGTTCCGCCACTATGGTGCCCCGGCAGACCGTCTTTCAGAAGTGAATCGGGTCGGCCAGGATATCTACATGTGGCAGCACAAGGACCGCAAAGACCGGTGGCTCGAACTGGAGTCGCAGGCCAATCCGCTGTTCATCAACCAGCGGCCGGAACTGGTCTACACGCTCTCCGCCGCCTGATTCTAGGAACTTCAAGCAATCCTGACGCCGCGGCCTCATCAGGTCGCGGCGCTTCTCGTGGGATTTGTCCATGCCAGCCATCCTGTTGGCATGCACAAACTTCACATGAAAGGATGACACCATGCCTACAATTTATAAGGTTCTCGCAAAATCCGGTCTTGAATGCCCGATAGACAAACGGACAAGCAAAACCTATCCGTTCAATTGGGTAGGAGCGCCAGACAAGGAGCATGCCCGGTATTTTGAGAAGGGCGAAAAGGCAAAGCCGCCGCTCTGCGTCGATATCGAAAAAGAGGCCAAGGCCCACCGCGAACAGGCCGACAAGGCTGCTGCTGAAGCCGAGAAGAAAGCGGCCGAGCAGGCCAAGAAAGAGCAGGAAGAACTTGTGGCCAAGGCCACGCAAGCGCTCGCCGATGCTACCAACGCTCAGGTCGAAGCAGCCAAGCAAGTCGAAGCCCTTAAAACCAAGGAAGGCGCGACTGCCGAGCAGAAGGAAGCTGCGCAAAAAGTCCTGCAGGCAGCCAATGCGGCCCTCAAAGAAGCCGAAGAAAAAGGCGCCGCGCTTGAAAAGCAGCTGAACGCCAACCGCTGAACATGACGGGCTGGCACGAGGAAAAGGCCGCACTCTCATCAATGGTAGATGATGAGTTTGGTCAAACTTCCATCGGCTTTATTCCGATGGCAGAGGGTGCTGGCCCGCAATCCAAACGGACTCCAGACCAGACGCGGCCTGCGATACCTGACCTTTGCGCATTATGGTCAGAGCGTCACGAGCGCTCCGATCTGCGTCGAAACAACCCGCGGGGCGAACGCTTCAAGGAAGCAAACACCGACGTTTCGAAGATGAACATCTACGTTTCGGTGGATTGCAGAACCATTCCGGTCATTCGCGACGGCGATCGCTTCACGCACAATGGCAAGACCTATGCAGTGGTCGACCAGCGTCCGGACGGTGCCATGCGGGTTCGCTGCGACCTCGTGCTGGTCAAAGGTTCAGTCTGATGCTGGCCCGTGCTGCTCTTCGCCTGGCTACGTGCATGGCATTAACAAACGGCCGGCAGGAACCCTATCCCACCTCAGCCGGCCGTGAGGTACACGATACAGCCATCAGGGCGCTCCAGCAGGCCGATCCGACCGAGCAGTTTCAGGTGATGACCGTCTACACCGACGACAGCGAGGCGGCCAACGCCGTTTCCGGTGGCGTCTTCAGACCGGGGCAGATGAACGTTACCCTGTCGATCGAGTTTGGGTCGGCGGTGAAGGAGACCTTAGACGATGCGCAGGGTTTGAGGTTTCCGGA